CTAAGTAGACCTGATAGGTGGTAACTTATAAAACCTCATATACACTCCTTGAAAGACTCCTAGTGGGGTCTTTTTTAATGCCTTGACATACCTTACTGTTTCTGATACAATTACCTTTGTGGAGGTTGATAAGGGAGCTATGAGTAAGCTTAAGCCATCAGTCTTATTATACACCAGAGTACACCCGAAGGGTATTACGAACGTAGTGAGTAATGTATAAAGAACTGTAAGGACCTAAGTGATACGTAGGGATGTGACAGATAAAGTTACTTAGCTCCAAAGTGGACCTATAGTATGACTAACGCACAATCCCAGATGAAGGTATACGCAGTGATCGCTGGAGCAGACTACGAAGGCGAAAGCTTTGATACTCTTCGTTTATTCGATTGCCGCTCTTCTGCAGAGGCATATGGTAAGCAACTTGAGACACAAATCGCAGTTGATTATGTTCTGATTGAAGAGCGTTCGGTATGCTTTGAGTCTGCAATCGCTGCCTGATTCCTTACACTTTTCCACACTAACTTTTCCACCAATGACTGTTACTTACCAACGCAATCTCCTCTCCACTGAGTATAATGGTTGGGAGAATTATGAGACCTGGAATGTTGCTCTGTGGTTGCAGAATGACGAAGGTTTGTATCACCTCGCTCATGAAGTTGGCAACTATGTTGATTTCGTAGAAGTGCTAAATGACTGTGGTTCTGATAGCACTCCTGACGGTGTTAAGTATAATGACCCGAAGGTAAATGTCATCCAACTGAATAGCGAACTGTTCGACCTCTGATTGACACTTAGTACACACACAGTTACTTACACTCTCATGCGTTACATTCCACAGTCTAAGTATTCCTTTGACGACATCTGTAAGCAATGCTATGATGCCATCAATCGTCCGCGTACAGTGAACATCAAACCCATCACAGTTTCATATGATGAGGTCCTACACTTTATGCGTCGTGAGGATGGCGTACTGGTCCAACAGTAAGCATCACATAAGGGAATAAGATGCGCCCTATAAAGACACTTACTTCACACACAGTTTCTTACATTCAACAACACAAAATGTCCAAGCAAGTTCTCACCTCTCTTCTGGCTCAAGGTAACAACGGCACTGAGATTCTTTCGATTCTTGATGCAATCGTAGCAGACCAAGCTTCGGAGGGTTATAACAACGAACCCACTGCAGATGTGGTAGAGTTCTGATAGAAACTGTGCGGTCCTTGTGTGATTCATAGGGACCGCACCTGTTCTTTATATTGACAGTCAAACAGTTAGGTATTATAATTAACTTGTAATCGTAATCTGACAGTGATTATAATTAGCAGTTAATTTATGTTGATTGTTATTGTTTATAGCGGGCGTTGTCCCGTTATAAAAACGCATCACTACCCTAACCTACAGAGGTGACAAATCGACCTCTAAATATCAAACTCATAAAATTTTTCCGGGTATAAAAAATGGCACCAAAGAAGAAAGCAAACTGTCACGGATGGGGAATCTTCGGAGGAAAACACAAAAGGATTAAGAGTTGCGCAACGGGTATTTTTAGGACACCTGCACAAAAAAGAGCATCATCCAAAAGAAAGAAAAAATGAGAGCTAGAACGCCCTATTGGAATTTCTGGAAAGTAGTCTTTGCAGGATGGTTAATACGCTATCCTGGAAAGGTTTTTAAGATTATCGGACTCCCTCTTGGATTTCTGATAGTAGTCATATATAATGCGGTTACGAAATAAAAATAGTTAAAAAAAATTCCGGAAAATTATGGAGAAAATATATCACATCTATGCAAAGGACAGGTGCATATATCACAGTCTCTCAAAGGACAAATTTGAGGAAACATGGGAGATGTTGCACAGAATGATTGAGATACTTGATATTGGAACATCAAAAGATGATTTGTCATATGAAGAGATGGTTATGAATAAAGAAGTAATTTTAAATTCTTCACATTAATTTCGAAGGGGGAATTGACAAAAGCATATATAGACTGATAAAATTTGAACTGAAGGTTTAATTTTCTTATGGCAAAAGGATTTACAGTAAAAGCAAATGCACCAAAGCCCAAAGAACAAGAATGGGATATTGATGCAATTAAAGAACGGATGCGAGGTAAGAGTATTGTTTTTTGTTTACCTGGAAGGGGATGTTCTTTTATTTTTCTAAAGGCATTTGTACAACTTTGTTTTGATCTAGTACAGAATGGAATGAGTATTCAGATTTCACAAGATTACTCATCGATGGTAAACTTTGCACGTTGTAAGTGTCTAGGTGCAAATGTACTTCGTGGTCCAAAGCAAATTCCTTGGGATGGTAAACTTGAATATGATTATCAACTTTGGATTGACTCGGATATTGTCTTTACCTCAGAAAAGTTCTGGCAACTCTGTGATATGGCTCTGAATGAAGAAGGAGAAGAGAAAGAAATTGTTTCTGGTTGGTATGCCACAGAAGATGGTCACACAACCTCAGTAGCACACTGGTTAGAAGAAGATGATTTCCGCAAGAATGGTGGAGTCATGAATCATGAAACTGTAGAGTCTATCTCAAAGCGTCGTAAGCCATTCACTGTAGACTACACAGGTTTTGGTTGGGTATTGATTAAGAAGGGTGTTTTTGAAAATCTTGAGTATCCTTGGTTTGCTCCTAAGATGCAAGTTTTTGAGTCTGGTGGAGTACAAGATATGTGTGGAGAGGATGTTTCTTTCTGTCTTGATGCTAAGGAAGCGGGCTTTGAGATCTGGTGCGATCCTCGTATTAGAGTTGGACATGAAAAAACTCGCGTAATCTAATGGAACGAACTTACAATCTTTTCTATAAAGGTCGTAAAATTTATACTAATCTCACTATGGAAGACTGTAGTGAGATTCTTCAAAACTTCTCAGAGAGTTTTTACTCGGGAGAAGACATTGATCCTAATGAATTAGAAATGGAGGAAATTTAAAATGGCTAAAGGTGGATCGAAGACTGTATTTGAATCAGGAGCACCAAAGAAGACTCGTCAGGGACGGTCTCCTCGTACATTACTTAGTGCAACCTCTCGTAATGGACGGAAGAAAAAGTATCGCGGACAAGGTAAATAATTTTTAGAGTGCTTAAATAGGTTAAGCACTCTTTTTTTATGACAGAAAAAGAACAGTTTATTCTTAATTGGATTGCAGAAGTTTCAAAGGTAAGACCAGAATTAAATGGATTTGCCATTTGTCCATTTGCTTCGAAGTCAAAATATCGCATTGTAGAGTGCTCTGCAAGCGCCATAGAACCCATTCAAGACTTAGATGTGGTAGTTTATGTCATTGAGGACCATTTTAATTTGAATGAGGTTCAAGAGTGGGTAGATATATGTAATAAAAAGTACCAAGGATGGAAGTTCTTTGAGGACTGTGGTGCCTATAATACTTTTATTAATGGGATTAAAACTAATAATGGCAAATATAATTTGATTTTAGGGCAACCAACTCAAAAACTACGTAAATCTAGGGAAACTCTATCAAACACATCATACTATGATATGTGGGATGATAATTATTTGAAGGAAATACTTGAAGATTATTATGATATTATTAAAAAACGGGATAGCAACCCCGTAAAAAGTTCTGATTTAACAGATCAGGAGCTAAAAAATGACCAAAAAAGTCGATAAAGACCAAAATTTCATGGAAAATGAGTGGGGAACTCGATATTTGTCATCTGAATATGGTTGGGAAACTCAAATTGAGAGCAAAAAAATGCTTCGTGAGATTGCAAATGATGCATTGACTCCCAAAAAACACGATTTCTTCCACCAAAATGAAATTCATGAAAAAATTCGTAATGACGAGGACTATGATGACTGGGAATACGGAACTGAACCACTATATGAATCCAAAAAACCCGAATAAATAATACAGTTTTTATACACTTTAATGCCTTTAGAGCGAGTCAGTAAGGGTTTTAAAGACATAAGTATGTCTTTTCAATCAAATCCTCTTAATTATGACTTAATTGCACTTAATAATGCAAATGCGATTGCTCGCTCTGTCCGCAATTTGGTATTTACTTATCCAGGTGAAAGGTTTTTTGATGAAAATCTTGGTTCAAAAATAAGTCAGTCTCTTTTCGAAAATATTGATGAAATTGAAGCGGCGGTAATAAAAGATGAGATTAAAAATACCATTGAAAATTATGAACCAAGGGTGATTCTTAACAAT